GCTGAATCAGATGACATATCATCTTCATCTTTAAATGCTGTACCACTTAAACTTGTATTAAGTACTGGACTTGTTAATGTAGGACTTGTTAAAGTTTTATTAGTTAAAGTTTGTGTGCCTGTAAGTGTAGTAACTGTAGAATCAATTGCAATATCATTTGCATTAGCAGTAATACCTGTACCACCAACAACATTTAATGTAACATCACCTGTTGTTCCACCACCTGTTAAACCATCACCTGCAACAACTGAAGTAATATCTCCTGTTGGTACTGTTGCAACTTGAGCATCTACATAAGTCTTAATAGCTTTTGCAGAAGCAAGTGTATCATCTGAAGAAGATACTGAAGTAATATCTGTATCTAATACTCCTGATTTTAAATTATCAACTTCAATGTTAGATACTGTATTATTATCTACATCAATAGTTTTGTTTGTTAATGTTTGAGAACCTGTTAATGTTGCAACTGTAGAATCAATTGCAAATGTCATTGTTTGTGCAGAACCTGTAGTATCAATACCAGTTCCACCAGTAAATGTTAATGATTGTGAATCTAAATCAACAGATTGAGAACCACCACTATCACCTGAAAAATCTAAATCACTAGCTGTAACTTGTGCATCAACATAAGTTTTAATTGCTTTAGCACTAGCTATTGTATCATCACTTCCTGAAACTGAACTTAAATCTGTATCTACATCTGTAATAGCTGTAGCTGAACCAATTACTAAACCATCTAAAGTTACATTACCATCAAAGTATGCATCTTTAAATTCAACTGAGCTTGTTCCTAGGTCAATATCATTATCAGTTATTGGAACAATAGCTCCATCTTCTAATCTAAATTGTTGAGTGGATGTTCCTGATACATCAACATAAAATTCAATATGGTCATTTGTTGTATCAATTAAAATTTTATTTAAAGGTGCAGTTAATCCTGCATCTCCAATTAAACCTATTACTGGACCTTCGGCTGCAGTACCATCATGTTTGTGTCCAGTTGTATTATTAAATGCTGCTAGTATTTGATTATATTCATTATTAAATAATGACGCTGATATTGTATCGCCATCATTAATAGAACTTTGTCTAGTATATCCTGCCATATTATCTTCTTCCTCCTGCTATAAATGAAACAAACATTCCGTTAACTGAGTAAGGTGCATTTGTATCATTACTAAAAAATTTAAAGTTATTAGAAAAACCACTTCCTGTTACTAATACTCTTTTACTTGGTAAAGATGTTGCTCCAAAAACTGCTGATGCAAAAGTTGCTGAACCAAATAAAGCTGCAGAACTTAAAGTTCCAACATTAAAATTACCTGGTTGTGGTACTTCAGAACTTTCAAAATCATATCTAATTCTTAATCTTAAATCGTTTTGTGTTCCTTCAGGTTCAATATTTGCTTTAACAGCATATAAACTTTTTCTTAAACCATTATCACCATAATCCATATCAGGTGTTTGAAACTCTGCTTCTACATTTGAACCATCAAAACTATTACCAGTATCATGTTCAAATACAAAACCTGATTCATCAGCATGAAATATTTTTTCTGTGCCTGAACTATTTAAATCTGATGTACAAAATTTAACAGGTAATCCTTTTGTTTGACTCCATTCAAAAGCAGGAATACCTTCTGCACTATATTTAAATGTTCCTATCAATCCTTTTTGTCCACTATTAGCTTGACCTGATTGATAATAAAATAATCTGTATTGACTTCTTTCTCTAATAACAATACTTGATAAAGTAAAACTACCAATGTTATTTAGTAAGTCATTTATAACTGGTAAAATTTTTCTACTAATAGAACCTAATTCTACGTCATCAATTCTAGCTGTACCAGCAACTGTTCTTAATCCATCAGGTGCTAAAAAAATTAAATCTCCACCTATCTCTTGAATTGAGTTGCCATTTACACAACCTATATTTTTAGTTACTGATTTAATTATAGGAGTAGAATCAAGGTTTGTCAACTCATATATACTATTTTTACAGAATATAATAAGTGAATTTCTAAAGACTTTTATACCAGTAACTACATCTCCTACATCTATAGAACCAGCAGAAGAACCTTCAAAATCCCAAGGTTTTAATCTAGTACTATAATATACTACACTTGGTGCTGATGAATCTCCTGAAACTATTAATCTTTCTGCAAATTTTTCTATAAATTTACATTTAGTTGGAGCTGCTCTATCTAATTCTAAAAAATGATAACCATTAGAATCTATTTGAAATTCAGCTATTTTATTTACACCATCAACAAAATATATAGAACCTACAGTACCTTCTGATTCAAAATTTACAAACTGTACATTTGATTGATTAGTTCTAACTATTGTTGTAGCAGCAGCTAAAGAGCCTGAAGCTATTCCACTTTTACCTACTGTTAGACCACTTCCTGTTGTTTTAGCATTTATATCAATAGTTAAAGATGTAGCACTTTGTATAGATAATACATGATAATAATTACTATCAATTTTAATTACATCATTAGCTGATAAAGCTGTAGTAAAAGATGTTGATGTTCCTGTAACAGTTGCAGAACCTGCTGTTATACTTACTGTTCCTGAAATATTAGTAAAGGTATCTTTATTTATTTGAACATAAGATGTACCAGTACTGCTCCAATATAAATCATCATCTTGAGCTACTAATACTCCATCATTATAATTTTTTATACCATGAATTACATCTGTTGATGTACCTGATGGAACTACTGCACTTCCACCACCAAATTTTGTATAACCACTTATTCTTCTATAACCACCTGTTGTAGATGATTCAAAGTTTTGTAATTTAGTAGCTGCACCTGGAGTTCTAAATAATGCATGAGAACTAGATACTAAATCTAATCCACCTTGTACTGTAATGGAAGCTCCTTGTGTTGGCATAATTTATTCCTTAATATAAGAAAGCAAAACGAACATCTGACATATATTCAGGTTGAGGTGAATTTAATTGGTCAGCCATTTGTTGTAAACCTTTTTTATATTCGTCTAATGCTAATTGTGATTGTGCAATGTTATCTTTAAATTGATAAATATAATATCTAGCTCTTGCTAGTAAAACTGGTTTGTATTGTTCAGGAAATAAAGGTGTATCTGTATCTGCTGATAATGCTGAAGGTCTATCATAAGCAAAGAAATAAATTCTATAAACTTTATCAGGTATAGGTGATAGTCCAAATCTTCTACCATCTGAACTTCTTAAAACTCTTATTGGAGTTCCATATGTTTGTGTATTTGCTTTATTTGCTTCTTCTGCTTGAGCATAATTTTGTCTCCATGCAGCTAAAGTTGAAAATGCTAATTTATTAATTGTATGTGGAGCTGATTCTCCTGTAACACCTTCAGTTGTTAATGTAAAACCATCCCAGTTTACTGAATCAAAATCTGCATCTACATTAGCAGAACCTGGTTTCATTAAATACCATCTTGTTCCAGCTACAGTTTCTACAAAGTGATTACCATAATATTCATTTTGTGGTGCTGCAGTATGTAACCAAGACCATTCATCAACAGCATCTACTATATCAAAGTATGCTCTGTTAACAGCATTTGATACAAATTTTTGAATACCTAATGCACCTGATATAGTTGTAACTTCAGGTTCATTTATTTCAACCAGTAATTCATTAACCATTGATAGATAAGTTTTAGCCATTTAACAATTCCATGCTCTTAGTGATTTATTAATTCTTGAATTAGGGTCTCTTGCAGTTTTTTTAGAAGTAAGTTTCTTTTTCATTCCACGCATTCTCGCACAAAAACTCTTTCTTCTCCCCTTATCTCTTTTTGTTTTTGGATTGGGTGCAGGTGGTCTTAGCTTTCTTTTCTTACCTGTCTTTGTTCGACCTTTATTGTAAGAAGCTCGACCTTTTGCATTTAAACCACCTTTAGGATTCTTCCCCTCTTTACGAGTCCAAGCTGGTGAAGACATTATACCCATAGCGATTATTTTTTCTTTTTCTTTTTGCCGTACATCATGCCACCATGACCCATTTTCTTTTTAGGTTTCATAGCTTTACCACCATGCTTCATAGGCATCTTTTTTTTCATTCCATATCCAGGCATATTATTTCCTTTCTTAAATTATAATAGCGATAATAATAATAACACCTACAGCAACCACTTCCCATTTGTGATTATCTATATAGTGTTGAATTTTATTTTTCACTTTTTCTTTTATAAGTTTTAGTTTTTCCATAATTTCCTCCTATTTAAGTGAAGGGGTATATTGCAACCCCTCCACGAATAGTTTAGTATATATTAATACTATAACTCTATTAGTCGATAACGTAAATTATCTTACCAACAGCGTCAGTTCTTAATACTTTTCTTCCCCAAACCATTAGTCCTCTCACAATATCAGCGAAAGTACCTGTGTCTCTAACTGTTTCTACTTTGTTCATTGCAGATGCAGCAGATGTTGCTGAAATGTGTCCGAATAAAGCTTCAGGTGCAGTTGCTGAACCAGCAGGTGATGCTCCTGATAAGTCGTTAGTTGGTACGTTAGTTGATTTGTACATAGAGAAACCTCTAAGTTGTCCTGATGCAACCAAACCATTTCTAATTGAACCTTGACCTGCGTTGAAGTCAACAGTTAACAATTTAGAAGCTGTGTTTGATAATACATTGTAGAACTCAGGGTGAGCTACGAACCATCTACCTTCTTCAGGTACAGAGTTAACGTCTAATTCTTTAGCAGCAAGTGCCATTTGATTTAGAGGGTCAACTTCACCTGATGCGAAGCCTATGTCGATAGGTGTAGATGTTGTTCCCATTCCAGTTGTTACTCCAGCACCAGCACTAATAGCTGCTAGGATGTTTGAATCCATTGCATCTCTTAGTTTGTATGCAGCGTTGTCTGAAGCAATAGCTTGGAAATTAACATGCGAGAATCTTCTTTCTAAATCGTCTAATTTAAAAGAGAATGATTTCGCTTGGTCAATTGTAAGAACAAGCTCTTGGTCTGTTAAGTTTGTAGATGATACAGCTAGACCTCTAGTGTAATCATTTACAGTTATTTGAGGCTCTTTGATAATGTTTACTGTATCTCCGAAGTTTGCAATTTCACCCATGTAGTCGGTGTTACAAACTGCTTCTGCTACAGCAGCTTTTCTAAGAGCTATTTGTACTTTTTTGGAGTAGATTTCAGGAATAAAGAAACCATTCGTTTGACCTGAAACACCTAAACCAAAGTTGTACGTTGAACCACCAGCAAATTTTGCCATGATTTACTCCTTTGTTTGTTAGTTGTTAATAAAAAACAGAAAAATTAATTACTTAATTCTTCCTTCACGTTGAGCTTTAACAATATCTTTTTCATACTGCATGAACTCTTCGTCTGACATTCTTTCGATATCAGAACGATTGAAGATAACTTCCTTTGATTCAGGAGTTTGAACTTGTTCATTAGTTTTAACTAATAAGTCAGCTCCATCATTTCTAGGAGATTTCTTCTCGGTTTTTTTATTTACACCAAGTCCTCGGTCCTTCTTATATAAGTCAATTGCTCTTGCAGCAAGTGTACCATCAGAATTATTTTCATATATCCATCCTCTAATTTCCATTGGTTGGGTATTAGCCCATTCGTGAAAATCATCAGATTCTTTGATTTCCTCAAAGTCAGGATGATATTTTGAAAGTTGTAATTGAGCTTCTCTTTGTTGTAACGTAGAGTTAGCTTTCTTTAAACTTTCTAATTCTTCTTGCATACTTTTTATCTCATTTTGAGATTGCAAGTGAGATACTGTTTCTACAACTCCATATATGTCAGGGTAGTCTTTCTTAAAAGAGTCTAACTCTTCTTTAGATTTTGGTGGAGTATATTTAGGTCGGTTATCCCTTAATTGTGTTTTAAGGTCTGCCTCACTTTTTTTCCACTCATTAAGACTTCTGTCATAATATCGTTTTAGGTCATCATATCTCTTTTTATAATCGACCTTTTTATAAGGGTTAGCTTCTACATTTAATGCAGAATCTTGAACCTTATCCGTAGTGGCTGAAGTACTTTCGGTAGAATCATTAGGGTTGCTATTTCTAGCAGTAGCTTCTGATTCATCTTTTTTACTTTCAGGGTTTGGCACAAACAACCCACTATCAGCATGTTTAAGTTCTGTCGGCATTACTTTTTCAGTATGCCAAGCCTTTCTCATGTTGTATGGATTTGCTTGGGCTTCTTGTTGTCCTTCTTCGTTTTTCTTTGTCATATGTCCTCCTTTAGGGCTTCTTAACTTACGAAGGTAGCTAAGTTGGATTTGTTATTTTAAAACGAAGCTACAAGGGCTTCTATTTCTAGAAGGTAGCTTGTCTATCTAGAGAGTTCCTTATCTCTCCAAATTCTGTTATACTGTTTCTTGTTGTTCTTCTTGCATTTGAACACCAGCATCATAAGATTCTTCAGCTTGTTTCATCATCTTTCTTAATTTATCAACGCCAAGATGTTTTACTGCTTTTGCTGTAAATACAAACTCACCATCTGATAATAATGCTGGGATAGAGTCTGAAGTTCCTGTACCTGGTCCTTCTACTTCTCCATCATCAGTAAATTCTGTTGCAACTAATTTAGGAATGATAGCTTCTAATTCAGGGTGCATTTCAACTGCTTCATCTAATAAAGTTTCTTCTTCTTGTGATAAAGCAGATGTATCTATGATAGCATCCATTCCTTCTAAATCTTCATCTGTAATATCTTCATCATCCATGTCTTCATCCATACCAACTGGTTTTTCTAACATAGAATCTTCGACCACATCACCTTCTGCATAAGCTTGATAGTCAGGTCTTTGGTCATATTTACCTTTTTCAATTCCTATCATACCACCTATAGCAGCTTTAACTTTAGATAGTTTATTTTTTAATTCTTGTATTTGATTTTCAATTTTTTGTTTTTCAGCAGGGTCAACAGTAATTTCTTGTATTGCTTCTAACTTTTCGATATTTTTATTTATCATTAAATCTTTAGTACCTTTTAGGTCTGCTGTTGGTTTTGGTTTTAAATCTTCAATATCAAATTGTTCAAAAGCTTCAGGGTCTAATACATCATCCATCTCATCTCTTCTTACATCATTACCTGTTTTATATTTTTTTCTTTCCATTAAACCACCCATGGCTTTTTTAATCATATTACCTTCCTTATCTAAAACTCCTCTACCGATTAATACATCTTTCATAGTAGTATCTCCACTACCATCTAAATCTAAATTACCACCTTTATTAAATCTAGTTCTTGAAGGAGACATCATTCTTGATGGCATTCCTTTTCTAGCACTAGCTGGAGTGTTTACATCATAAGGTGATATACCCATGTCTTTTTTATCTTCCTCTTTTTTAATAAAAGGAGGCATAGACATAAGTCCACCTGTAGCCATTTTCTTTGCTTTAATTTTTTTCATAAGTTTCCTCTTGTTTCAATTATAGAAATAATAAACTAATATGTCAACACTAATTTATTTTAGCTATATCTCTTACGTTACTGGGTAGGTTCTTCAACTTGTCCAGTAAATTCCATCTCCCCTGGCATTGGTGTATTACCTGGTCCGATTGGGCTTTCGCCATTTCCTGGGTTGTTTGGTCCTGCATTTTCTGCAGGTATTCCTCCATTACCTTCCATTGGTCCGAGTTCACCAGGGATAGGAGCTTGAGGGCTAGTTCTTTGGTTAACATTTTGTTGTCCTATTATTTTTGCGTAAATTTCTGCTTCATCTTTTGTATTCATTATTTCTTCAGGGTCTAAATCTAATGAGTATGCTAACTCTTTTATAACCTCTGACATTCTAACGAATGGTGCAATAGCAGGATTCTGTACTGTTTGTAAGAACATAGTTAGTCTTTGACTTCTAACTTCTTTCTTCATTAAACTAGAAGAACCTGTTGCTTTAATTTCTAAATCACCTTGTATTGGTAAATCACCTTCATAAAATTGCATATTCCATTGGAACATTGCTTCACCTAAAGGTTTAATTAATTGGTCATCAATATTTTTAATTACTGTTTTAATATTTAATGATGCTGCTCCCATTAACATTGACATACCTGATGCTGTTCTAGTCATACTTTGAACACCAGTTTGTCCATGTGAATAAGATGGTAAACCTGTTGATTCATCTGCAAGTTGTCTAAACTTATCAAACATCTGCATATTTTCTACTGCAGTATTTGGAAACTTTAATCCATAAATAGATTGTCCAGGTACACCTGATTGTCTTTTAAATATTTTACCAGGAAATACTTCCATAGTTTGATTAGATGCTAAAGCTGATTCATCTACATCAAATACTAAATTACCAGCTAATGCTAAATTATCAATAGCCATTCTTGCATGACCATTCATAATTTGTTGTGCATCATCCATATTTTCAGGAACACCAATACCAAAAAATGTATATGGATTTTTTTCATATACAAAAGCTTGATAAGGAGTTCTAAAAGGTTTAAATGGATTTTCTACAATTCTAATTACTTTATCTCTAACCATCCAAACATTTACTTGAACTTCTGCTGCATCATCTACATCTTCATCAAGTTGCAATCCTTCTTCTCTTGCACTCATTGCATCCATTGTTCCCCAATATTCTAAAACTTCATATCGGTAATTTTCTATATCTGCATAATTAGATTTTTCTAAATCAATATCTGTTTCCCAAGATTTCTTTTCATACTTAGCTCCCATTTTAATACATTCTAAAATTTGTTCTCTATTAAAGAATGGTCTATTAGCTAAATCTAAAAATTGAGATTTATTTAATCTGTGTCTTTGAATAACATATTCTGCTTCTTCCATGTTTCTAGCATTTGGGTCAGGGTAAAAATCCCATACTGAAACAAATTCTACTCTAGGTACTTTTACAAATTCAGGTTTGTATTCTCTTGCTGAACCATTTCCTGTTGAACCATATTTATGTAAAGTTTTATTATATGTAAATGGTCCTTTAATAATTCCTGTTCCTAATAAACAAGATTCAAAAATAGCATTTCTTAATTCAATGCTACCATTTGATTCTTCTATTTGGTCATGTATTAATTTTTCTAATTGTCTAGCTGCAATCTGTGCAGGTTTAATTTGAGGCATTTCAGGTGTAGGAGCAGGTCCTTCTGATAAATCTGCTTCTTCATATTTACTTTGTAAGCTACCTAAAAAATTATCATTTAAAGATTCAAATGTTGCACCTTTTGGTAAATCTCTTCCATCACCAGGAAAACCTAATACTGAACTAGGTGAACCAGGTTGCATTTCTTCACCTGGCATAAAATCAGGATTACCTTCTATGTTTGGAACATTTTGATTAATACCTGTTTGTTCTTTTAATGGATTAAGATGAGCATATTCAGCTACACCTTCAGGTACTCTTGTTTCTTGAATAGTTAATGGAAATTTATTAGCACCAAATAAAACATCTATTAGTTGTCCATATGCTGCTAAAACTTTTGTCTTTGTAACTTTAACAAAGACTCTAGATTTTTCATGGTCTCTAAAAGCTACATTTTTAAAATATCTACCACGATAATTATGAAAAGCTTGAAGCCATCTATCTTCATCATCTTCTCTAGTTTGTTCAGCTTGATAGAATTTACTTTTAATATTTGATACTAATGCAGAAATTTTTTCTTCTTCCTGCATATCTTTTACATCCTTGACAGGATTGTTATATGAATCATATGTAGCCATAAATCTCTAATCCTTTTTTGTTCTGTACTTATAATAATACAAGTTTTATCAAGACTTGTCAACTATCTTTTTAATATCTAGGATAACAGATGTAGGTAGTATAGTAACATTTCCTAGTTCTTCAATATCACCATTCTCATCTTCAGCATAGTCTCCAAATACTCTAGTAACACCTTTTGTTTGACTTAGCAGGTGTCCTTTTGTAGTACAAGTAGGTAAACTCATTGCTTTAGCATCCTCAATAGATAACCAAAGAGATTCACTCATTATGTCGTACCATTTAATTTCAACCAAAGGATAATTAGATATTTTATTCTTATTACCCTTTTTTCTTTTAAGTTTTAATATTTTTCTCTTCGTTCCTCTTATCATCATCAGTTTTTGCCTTACCTTCAGGTTTAAAATCGCCTTTCCCTTCTACCTTTGAACTAGCTGCCCAATCTGTAAATTGGTCTTTGTAGCCTCCGTTATCAGAATAGCGTGTTATGTTAATTTTGAATATTTGTTCAATATCCTCCCTTTTGACATAAGATTGTAATTCATCATATGTCATAATTTTATCATAGACTTCGTTAGTCTGTTTATTTTTAAATGTATAAATAGGCATTAGAAATACTTATTTAACATTTCTATTTCATCATCATACTTTGCAATTATATCTAATTCTTTTTCAATAGATTCTAATATATCAGAATGTTCACCAATACCTACGGATTGTTTTAAATAAACTTCTATATTAGTTTTATGTTTTGCTATATGACCTTCTGCATGTTTTATTAATGCTTCTTTTATTGCTTCTCTCATTTTAATATCCAAATATTGGGTCTGAAGGTGTCCATTTCTTTTTGTTAGACATATCCTCCCAAA